AAGTTCAAGGCTTACAGAGCTGCTGTTATCCAGTCCGTAGAGCCGAGACCAGAACAGCGCTCCGTCTGCCCAGTCAGTAAGCGCTGTGGTCATAGCCGCCTGACAGTCGGTAATCATCGTATACGATCTCTGCTTTGATGCTTTGACTTCGGTCGCTGTCTTATCCACTGCCTGCGGGTCTGAGATCGTACCATACGCCAGCGAACAGTCAAACTCTATCAGGCGGAGCTGAGCGTTAAATCCCTCGAAGTATTCCGATGATCTGATATCAGGTGAGTACACTTCTACGAGCGGCTTGTCTGTTGCTCCGCTGTAGAATGGCAGCGCTCTGTAAAGGCGTTCACGCCCGGCAGGTGCAACATACTTGTCGCGGTCACGATCGTATTTCATCATGCTCTCCGAGAGATGCACAGCTGCTTGCTTGGCTTCGTATTCCCAACAGATGTCACTGTACCGCCTGTCAGCTTCCTTGATGTGCTCAACCGCACGAGAGTATACCGACACACCCATAGGCGACATATTGTCGATCTGGTTCGCAACAGGACACCTGAACAGCCCAAAAGGCAACTTGTTGATACCTGTGAATTTCTGCTCGTCCGCCAGTACAGACCATTCGGGGACCTCATTCAGCGGCACTTTCGCACCGAGAAAACCGTCCGACATACTGCGGTATGCCCTGTTCTCGACAGTCAGAACTCCTTCGGAGATAGTGTGTATTTCCATGCGTGTATATATTGCTCTACCACTGCGCTTCTGGTCGATAAGCACACATCTTGTCATCTCACCGCTGCTGTCGAATGCCAGCGGATAAAAGCTGTCTGCCTGGATAAATAGTGTCACCAGTCCTGAAGGTGCAACAATTGGTTTGATGATAAGACTGCCCTTTGCAAGACCGTATTCCGAATACTTTCTCAGCTTAGGTATTATGCCATTGTGAAGCTCGTCCATGATAGGCTTCGGACCCTCTGTACCTGCTTTCAGCTCGATCGTCATGAGCCGAGCTGTTTCCGAAGCCACAGCTACCGCAGTCCCTGCGCTGAATGTATCCTTGCCGAGCCAGGGAGCGTCACCGCTGTACATACGGCTCCACAGTCCAATAGCCGATGCCATCTTCGTACTGTATGTGCTATCCTCGCCCAGCTCCTTGATGATAGCGGACATCATCACTGCGTAGTTCATTAACTCACCTCATTCCAATCTGATAAACTGCGATATATCCCTCTCGAAGGTGTACTCAAATGCATCCAGCGTATCGATATCGCTGGTGCCGTCATCGAGCCGCTTGTCTACGATAACGCTCTTCGGATCCCACACCGCAGTCTCTAATGCTTTAATCAGGCTTTCACAGCCCTGCTCCATAACGAAAAATCTGCCCTGCGCCATAAGGCGTTGAGCAGCTCGTATTCTGTCGTTTATCGACGTTTTCAATGCGTTCTCAATTTTTAGCCAGCCCAGCCCTCGCTTGCGTGCCGTTGAACGGAGGCCAAGTATCAAAGTCTGCTCTGCGCTGTCACAGCATACTCTGTCAGGCGGTCCGAACATCATCGTCACGCGCTGGACGAAGTCGCAGAACATCTGCCCCAGCTTCTCGGGGTCAATCTCGATCTGTCTGCCCTCGCTGTCCTTGCACTCGATACGCTCCGACAGCAGACCATACAGTCTGTTAAAGCCACGATCAGTACCTGTACACACGAAAGTGTGAGCAGACCCGCTGCCACCGAAGTCCACGCCGATAGTGATACGCGAGATCTGCGGTACCACATCGATCATCATAGTCCTGTCCGATGCCATATCATCCGCAAATCGCCGATAGATAAGACCCTCAGCCGCTGCCCACCGTCCGAGTATAAGACGGTCGAAGTCAACCGTACCCCTGTACTCGTTCTCCAGGTTCCTGACGACCTCTTTGGAGAGGTAGGGGTTATCGTAGATCGTGTACTCCTGCACATAGCGGTCTATGCCTTTCTTTTTGTACAGGAACTCAAAGAACCAGTGATGCGGGTTATCGGGGTTGCAGGTGCCGTCGAATCGGCTGTATGGCTTATCCAGACGTGACTCCAGCATACGGAATACTTCCGGGTGCCAGGTCACGACCTCGTCACCGTAGATGTACTTGATGCTCATGCCTCGTATGCGATCCACCGCTGTGATCTTGTCTGCACCGAGACAGTGAACAGGCTCACCGAACATACAGGACACTCCGTCCTGATTGATGCTTGTGACCAGCTTTGTCCCCCAGATGTTCTGCAAGGGCGCTATGATGTTGCGCTTCAGCGTGCCCTGAGTATGCCCCAGCATCACATTCAGCCCGTCCTTGCCCGCTACCGCTCTTATCCTCTTGGGGATGACGTAGTAGTCCATGTAGGTCTTGCCCGAACGAGCAGCGCCTGTCTTGACGTTCCAGCGGTGCGTAGCGCTGCGGAAGTATTCCTTCTGCTTTTCGCTGAAACTCATATCTCGCCCTCGATGCGGCCCAGCACTTCGTCCAGCTTCGCAAGGGTATCGGAGTTATCCGCACCCGCCGAGAACAGCCCGAGATGCTTGCCCAGAAGTTCCAGCGCTTTTATCTTGCTTTTCTCAGTTATCTCCACATCCGCCGATGCTATCTCGTACAGTTCGGAAAGAACGGTATCGGCTGTTATCTGAGTACGCGATGAGCGCTGCTCCATCAGCTCCTTCAAGCACAGCTGAACATCAAGTTTTTTCAAGTTCTGATTTGCGATCCTGTCCGCTGTTTTCTTGGAATATCCCGCCCTGATCGCCGCCTGCGTAGCATTCAGGTCGATGAGGTACTCCTCACAGAACCGCTTTTGCTTCTCAGTCAGTTTAGACATGACCTCACCTTCCTTTCCACCCACGCAAAAGCGCCCCGCAAATGCAGAGCGCTCTGTGTGAAGGGGTATCAATAATGCCAAAGAATGAGGGAGAGTGCAGGTGCTGCCCCTGCTTGCCGTGTACATCGGGTAGACTGTTCGCTCTCCTTATGGGGCTTCTGCCCCATTGCCATTTGCTATGCAGATAGCAAGATGACCGCTGTGCCCTATCGGGCTAGTATAATAATAACATATTTCGTTACTGCAATTCAATGCATTTAACTGCAATCTTTTGCAGTGCACGTCCGTGGAACTCGTATACGCTCCTGAGTGCATAGTGCATGGTATCGGCGATGTCTTCCCAGCTCTGCCCGTGCAGATATCTCAGTTCCAGCACCTCTTCCAGTGTGTCATCGTCTATGCTCCTGATAGTCTGCTCTATCTCCACATACTTGGCGGTGTAAAGGTCGGTCAGCTCCTGCACCCGCTGTTCTTCCTCCATGATACGGCTCACCGCCGCACATATCTTGTCGCCGCTGCCGCCTCCGCCGACGCCCTCAAAGGCAGGCGAACGGTACTCAGCCGCAGACATGAGCTTTTCAAGGTTTCTCCGCTCACGTTTCAGCCGCTTGTCCAGCTTCTCAGCCTGGCGGAGGTATTTTTTTACTTCATCGGTGGTCATGTAGTCGCCTCCTCGTTGAGCCATGCCTGTATGCACTTCTCGCAGTTCGTCTGTGCCAGTCCGTATATGCTCGGCAGGCACTTGGGTTTTGCCGCACCGATTATCTCTATCGGGCAAAACTTATGACCGTTGTGACGTATCGTCATCATCAGGTCGTAGATGTTCGTTTTCAGGATCTTCTCACGGTTGGTCATAGCTTACCCCCCATACTTTGCTTTCAATGCATCAAGCAGTTCGTCCTGCACTTCGCCTTTACCTTGCAGACTTTGATATACTCTCTCGTCCACCGTGTGCTCGGTCAGCAGATGGTGTATGACTACTGCGTTTTCCTGACCCTGACGGTACAGCCTTGCATTCGCCTGCTGATACAGCTCCAGACTCCACGTCAGCCCGAACCAGACTATGATATTTCCGCCCGCCTGTAAGTTAAGCCCGTGCCCTGCACCTGCGGGGTGGGCAAGCAGCAGTTCGATCCTGCCACTGTTCCAGTTCTCTATATCCCCGGCATTGTCCAGCTTTACAGCATTCGGGAAGCGTTTCTGTATGCGTTCAAGGTCATGCTTGTAACTGTAAAAGCATAGCACAGGTTTCCCGTTGGCTGCCTCGATGATGTCTTCCAGTGCGTCCAGCTTGCCCTCACAGGTCTCGATGTACCCACCGTCGGCTTTATACATGGCGCCGTTGGAATATTGCAGCAGCTTGTTCGTAAGTGCCGCCGCCGATACGGCAGTAACTTCGCCCTCGATGAACTGTATGTACTGCTCTCTTTCAAACTTCTCGTAAGCCGCACGCTGCTTGTCCGTCATACGCACAGTTACTACATTGTCTATCCTTTCGGGGAGAGTCAGCCAGTCCTCCGCACGCATTGATACACAGATATCCGACAGCCTGTCCCATATAGCCTTATCCGCACCGTCCTTAGGTTTATAGCTGAATATCGTTGTCTGATTTCGCTTATCGGGCAGGAAGAACCTTTCCCTGTACCCCGTGACAGTCCGTCCCAGACGTTCACCGCCGTCAAGCAGATAGATCTGGCTCCACAGGTCTATAAGTCCGTTGGGTGCGGGAGTTCCTGTCAGACCGATGACACGGCGGCTCCGTGTGATGTACTTCCGCAGGGCTTTGAATCTCTGTGCTTTCGGTGACTTAAAGCTCGAAAGCTCGTCTATCACCACTGCGTCGAAGAACCAGCCGCCCGCAACGGAAAGCTCGTCACAAAGCCACACCACATTCTCACGGTTGATTATGTATATATCAGCCTCAGCCGCCAGTGCCGCCCGACGCTGTGCGGGCGTTCCCAGTATCTTTGAGATACGCAGATGTTTCAGGTGCTCCCACTTGGCGCTCTCTCTGCTCCAGGTGTCCTCAGCAACTCTCAGCGGCGCTATCACCAGCACCTTGCCCACCTCAAAGCTGTTATATATCATATCCTCCAGCGCCGTCAGTGTTATGACGGTCTTACCGAGACCCATTTCAAGGAACAGTCCGCAGCGTGGTGTCTCATAGATCTTCTCGATAGCCATTTTCTGATACTCATGGGGCTTGAACTCCAATTGCCGTCACCTCCCGTATAAAGTCATCGACCGCCGCCTTGCTGTCAAGCACCCACACGTTCACGCCCATGCGTGCCATTTCCCTGTGGACTGCCAGCTGTGAGGCTCTGGGCTTTTCGCCGTCAGCTTTAGTCTCAACAAAACAGACCCTGCCCACAGGCAGCAGCACTATGCGATCGGGCACGCCATTGTTTCCCGGTGATACGAACTTGTAGCACCTGCCGCCCAGCGACTTAACTTTTCCTATAAGATATTCCTCAACTTTTCGCTCTTTTGCCATGCAAACACTCCTTTCAAAACTGTTTCCGCCTGAAAGCAAGATCTTTCGGGGGTTTCAAGCCTTGCGGAAACAGCGGAAACAGTTTTTCCATATACTATAACGGATTAAAGGATTTAAAGAAAATAGCTGTTAATAAATTCTCAATAAACCCTTTATTTGAATATACTCTGTATATAAACTGTTTCCACTGTTTCCGATAACCCTCAAATGGCTTAACATCGGGGTATTTTGCGGAAACAGTTTTTGCTTTGCGGAAACAGTTTTTAAGCCAAGATCCTAAAAATCAAATGTTTATTTGCTTAACTAAAAAATACAGGATTTGTTCGGTTTTTCTAAACAGATATGCGGTTAAAACCTCTCTGCGCTCCGTAGATCGAACCAAATTTCAGATTGCCTTTTGACCTTTCCCATTCTCCCGTTTTCATAATAATGTCCTGTATCTCTTTGCTCCTCTGTATGTTGAAGTCACGCTTGTCGCCGCCCAGTGCCTCGCACCAGACCTCCAGCGCACACACCTTTTCACGGCGTACCACGCCCTTCGACTCCACCCCGAATTCATCATCACCATGCAGGAACAGTCTTCTGTCGGCAAGGTCAAGCTCAGCCCAGTTCTCGGGCAGCAGCGTATCAAGGAACTTTACTACCTCTCCCGTGAGGGGGCTCTGCTCGAAGTGGTTCTCCTGTTCACGTTCGGCGAACCTGCGCAGTTCGGCTGTATCAAGATAGAGTTTCTCACCCTTCTGTTCGATAACGCAGGCTTCCGCCCACAGCTGGTCTCTGGTATCATCGTCAAGCTCCGTGAACATATCCTTCACCACCCTCTCGGGGTGTACATCTATCGGCAGGAACCGCCTGTTGCCTGTGGCATCACGCAGGAATTCACTGCGGTTGGTGGTACCGAAGAATACGCACTGTCTGGCTCTTGTCTGTACGTTCCTCTCATAAGCGGCACGGTAGCTGTCGTACTGCTTGGCGATAAAGTGCTTGACCGCCTCGACCTCGCTCTTTCGCAGCACCGAAAGCTCACCTATCTCGAATATCCAGAAGCCCTGCAATTCCTCGTAGGCTTCCTTGCCCTGTATTGAGGTAAGCGTATCGCTGAACCATCTGCCGCCAAGCCTGCTGATGATGTAGCTTTTGCCGCAGCCCTGTCTGCCTACCAGCACCAGCACGCAGTCAAACTTCACGCCCGGCTGACGTATACGTCTGACTGCCGCCGCCAGCATCTTCCTTGTCACGGCTCTTACGTAGATGTTGTCATCTGCGCCCATGTAGTCGATGAACAGCCGTTCGACCCTCGGCTCACCGTCCCATTTCAGACCGTCAAGGTAGTCCCGTACAGGGTGGAAGCTGTTAGCCTGCGATACCAGCACCCTTGCATCATCAATGGCTGCCTTCGACTTTATATTGTACACCTTTTCAATGTAGTGCCTGAGCCCGCTGTCGTCAGTATCTGTCCAGCAGCGCACGTCTGTTTCTTCGGGCGCCCAGGGCAGCGGACCGTTCACTGAGTAGCGCCCCGTAAAGCTGTTGTAGCATATACGCCCCCTCAGCTTGCTGTCATGCTCCAGTATCAGCTTGATGTTATCTATCGTAGGCAGATACTCGCCCCTGCCGTTGATCGCAAGCTCCGTCACCCATTCCTTGCTGTCCTCGCTTTCGCCGCCCTGTTCAGCGCCGATCAGCTCCGCAAAGTCCTCACGGGTCTCGGCGGTCTTTTCCTCGAACATTCTGAGCCTTACGGCTTTGTCGTTTCCCGCAAGTTCACACATGGCAAGGTAGCTAGGCATTTTGTGAGCAGGCGTGCCTTCCTTGGCATCTTCGTCCCGTGCTGCGAACCTGTGTATCCTTACCAGGTCAAAGGCGTTGCACAGCTGTCCGCCCGCAGGGTCTGTGGCATGATTTGAGTAAGCGAATTTTCCGCCCTCATACACCACGAGTCCTGCCGCTGTACTGCCCTCTGCGTAGGTGTATCTGTCGCCCGCATCACACTTTATATACACCTCAGGCAGGAACTCCGCTATTGCGCTGTGTATGTCGTAGCAGCGGCAGAATGCCCCCACCAGACCTTTCTTTGAGGTCGGGTCCTCCTGCTTTTTCAGCAGGCGTTCGTGAGCCTTTACCGTTCGGGAAGAGAAAGCCCATTCCGAAACATCATGCCAGTCATGATATTCCGCAAGCAGCTTGTCCACGTCAAGCGGTCTGTGCTCTGCGTGCCTGAACACATACTCGCCGTCTATACTGGTAGAGGGGTAGTACATCAGCCTGTGCGGCTGATAGGTGGTGTCATCGAACTGATCTATGCCGATGCTCTCCGCCAGCTTGCGTGCAGCCGCTTCGTACTCCTCCGCCGTCACATCTCTCGACAACGGGACAATAAGGCGAAGTCTCGGTTTTTCAGCCGTATGCTTATGTGTGGAGTATATGATGTAACTGTACTCTGCGAACATCTCGATAGTGTCGCAAAAATCCGCATCGGCAAAGTCGGCATCAAGGGTTATCATCGAACGGCATTCCACCATTCCCGATCTTCTTCTGCCGTTTTTCAGCCTGCCTGCCACAAAACCGCCGACGTCTTTTATATCGTCCTGCTTTGACTTCGGACTGTTGCGGTATTCGCCCTGAGTTTCTGCTGTCCTGGTAGTTACAGACAGTCTTTCGGTCAGCTCCCGCCAGGTCAGTCTGGTGTTCTTCCACACCTTAGCCTTTCGGGACAAACCTGTTGCTATCCAATATGTATCCATTCGCAGCATCAGTCCTTTCTGTAAAACTCTGTTTCATAGGCTTCGGCTCGCAGCGGCAGACCCTGTGCCCACTCAACGGGTCTGCCCATGATCTCTGCTACCTCATCTGCCGAACCGAAACCCTTCGGCGCATCAATGATGACCTCATCGTGTACATGGAAAACTGTTTTGTAGCCCTTGCTTTCAAGCCTCTTTATGCTCTCTGCGAGAATATCCCGTGCGTATGCCTGCACAAGGTTTTCCACCAGCTTTCCGCCGAAGGTCTCAAGCCTGCACCATCTTTTTTTCTCCTGATCTATGCCCATATATGACAGCGAGGGCTTGCCGAAGCGGTTCTCGGTGATCTGCGGCTGCACATAAGCTATCGCCCGCCCCGACGGAAGTCTCACGAACAGTATGCCGCTTTTTTTATAGAATTTAAAACCGCTGACCGCCGACGGTCCGCCCCTGACTGCGTTAAGTGCCGCTTTCTGAACATTATACCAAAATGCTGTTATTGCGGGGTTCGCCTCCCGCCAGCTGTCCACCAGCGGTTTTAGCTCATCTTCCGACAGCCCCATTTCAAGCGCCCCCATGCTTATGAGCGCACCTACCGAGCCGCCATAGCCCAGCGCCAGCTCCGCTATCTTGCCCTTCTGACGCAGATGTCCGTTCACACCGTGCTTTACCACAGGTACACCGAACATCTTTGAGGCGGACGCACAGTAAATATCTCCGCCGTCCTCAAATACTTTCAGCCGCCACTGCTCACCTGCAAGATATGCGACCACACGAGCCTCTATGGCAGAAAAGTCCGACACGATAAAGCGACCGCCCTCAGAGGGCACAAAGGCGGTGCGTATCAGCTCCGAAAGCACCTGCCCTACGTTTCCGTAGAGCATTTCAAAAAGCTCATAGTCGCCCTCTCTGACGCATTCACGGGCTTCTGCAAGGTCATTCAGATGGTTCTGGGGGAGGTTCTGCACCTGCACCAATCGCCCCGCCCAGCGCCCTGTCCGTGAGGCTCCGTAGAATTTCAGAAATCCTCTTGCCCTGCCATCGGGACAAAGGCAGTTAAGCATTGCCCCATACTTTTTCACCGATGTTTTTGCTACCTCAGCCCGCAGCACCAGCACACGCCTTACCAATGGGTCTGTACAGTCATCGAGCAGCTCTTTTACAGCTTTCTTATCCAGGCTGTCAAAACGCTGACCAATGCGTTCCTCCAGCCAGGCTTTGAGCTGTGCTACACTGTTTGGATTGTCAAGCCCTGTCAGTTTCATCATCTCGCCCAGTTTTTTCTTGGAAAATTCTTCACCGAAAGCAATAGCGTTTTCGGCAAGCTGACGGTCTATGCGGCAGCCCCTCGCCGCAATGCGCTTATCCAGTATCCAGAGCTGTTGTTCGCCGTCCGCTATGGGGAATCTGACCAGTTTGTTCTTTATTGCTCTTTCGACCTCAACGTCCTGCTTGCAATACGCCTTAAAAGTCTCCCACAGTTCGGGATCATCAGCGGGGACGTGCCGTTCTCCTGCAACGAGCGGCATATCTTTAAGACCCTTGCAAGGCTTTGAAAAGAATTCTATGCAGCGCCTGCCCCGTTTATCCTTCTGCGCATCGAGACCCAGCACCTCAGCTGCCTGCGCCAGGGACTGCGGCAGTCCAAGCTCCGCAGCTTGTACCATAGTACATCGCCACTGCGAATGCTCCAGCCTAAGCCCGAAGTATTCTGAAATGCACGTTATCTCAAATTCAGCATTGAAAGCGGTCTTGATAAACTCATCATCTGTCAGTGCTTTCAGTATCTTATCGGGCATTGCCTCGTTTTCAAGGTCTATTATCTGCACATCGCCATCATCGAAGGCGTAGGCAAAAAGCAATATCCTGAAATCGGGTGCGCCGCAGTAAGCGTACACACCCGACTTAACAAGATCAATGCTGCTGTATGTCTCGATGTCTATACTAAGCTCTCTCATCAGCCGAGAAAGTCGTCATCATCGTCATCAGCATAGCTGTCAATAAGATCGGCAAAGTCGTCCTCCGCCTTCGCCCTGCCGCCCAATGCCTCGCCGTCACGGGTCTTCATGATGTTGTTCAGCCCGCAGGCTATGCCCTTATTGCCGCTGGTGTTGAAAGCGTAAAAGGTTATCGACGCATGACCGTAGCAGCCGCTGTAAAATTCGGTGCTGTCTATGATGGGGTTGCCCGCCTTGTCTATAAGTCCCGGCTTTGTCTTGCAGTTGGCATTGATGAAATACTTGCCCGCATATACCTCGTCATCTTCTCTGTCCACATCACCGTCACGCAGAGGGAGCTTCAGATTCGCAGGGATCTTGCCGCCGAACTTTGCAGCGCCTGCCTGCTTTGCCGCATCTATGGCTTTCTTTACCCTCGCCAGAGTTTTCTTGTCGTCCTTGTCGATAAGGATAGAGACCGAGTATTTAGGCTCACTGCCCTCAATGCTCTGGGGCTCAAATACATGAGCATAAGAAAAACGTACCTCTCCTGTTGTTACCTTAGTTGTGCTAGTTTCTGCCATTGTTAATTACCTCCGTTAAGTATTTCCTCAAAATCCGCCTTAGCGTTTTCGTTTGAATTTATTTCGGGACGCTTGTCCTCTGTTCGTACAAGTACGGGCTTGCCCTGCGGCTTTACTACAAGTTCACCCAGCACAGCCTCGAATTTCTTTTTTCCAAGCATCTTTTCCATATCTGCGATGCCCTTCAGCTTCCGTGTAAGTATATCTTTCTCGGTGTATGCCGTATTTTCGAGAAGCCTTGTTATGACTGCGACCTCATCGGTATAAACACGGTTGCTCCTGCCTTCCACCAGCTTGAAGCCCGGGTATCTTACGCCGTGGTTCAAAGCCTGATCAAGAGCATATTCACTCACGGTCTTAGCCCACTTTGCAAGGGCATCAGCCTGCTCCAGAACTTCGGCTATCTCATCTGTATCAAGTTCAGCCGGGCGCTTAAAGTCAAGATACGCCAGTTTCTGCTTTTCTTCGTTGTAGGCTCTGCACACAGCCCGTGCTTTGCAAAAACCGTCATCACAGTATTTGCCTGCACAGCATGGGGCATCATCTTCGAGGGCGAGCAGAGCACGCTCCCTGACCCATTCGCCCCACTCCTTTAGCTTGTCCGCCGAACATTCCCACATATCCACATTGTCGATACGGGGCTGGTATATATGCAGGCGTACCGTTTCAATGTCATACAGCCAGTCGTAAGCGGTCAGCGCACCCAGAGCATACAGCATCAGCTGAGTGTTCTCTTCGGCGCTGACTTTGACCCCCTTGCCGTATTTCAGGTCGATTATCTCCAGCAGACCGCTTCCGACCAGCACAGCATCACCCGTACCAAAGCCGTCGGGGACGTGATCGGTAAGGTCTATGCGTTCTTCCACCATCAGCATAAGGTCCGCATCACACACACTGCGGGCGTTGTTCAGACGTTCCAGAACATAATCCCGATAACCGTCGGTGTATTCCTGCATCTCATCATTGATCTCCAGCTGTGCGATCTTCTTGTGGTAGGTCGGGCGAGTGATCTTCTTTAAAGCCAACTTTATCTTCAGCTCTCCGAGAGTATGTGCGGTGGTGCCCTCAGCAGCGTAATCGCTTCCCTTGTCGGGAAACTTTTCTTCGAGCCTGACAGACCCGGGGCAGTTCAGCCACTTTTTAGACCCGCTGGCGGAAAGCCTTGCGTGTGCATCGGGCATCAGCCCACCTCCTTCAGGACGGCGGCGTACTGTTCAGCTTTGAGCTCTGTCACCTTCGATACACCGAACTTCGTAAGTATCGCTTTCGC